TGCGGATGTCCGTCGCACCCGGCGCATGTCCGTCGGACAATGCGGCTCTCGGCCAGACAATGGCGATGTGCGACGGACAAGCCGCACCTGTGCCAGAGATCGCCGACCCCGGCCCGATGCCCGCCGAGATGCTGCGGGTGCCGGGCTTCATCAACGAGGTGATGGACCACACGCTGGCCATCGCGCCATACCCCAACCAGGTCATGGCGTTCGGCGGCGCGCTTGCGCTGCAGGCCTTCCTGGCCGGGCGCAAGGTGCGTGATCCCGGCGACAACCGCACGAACCTGTACCTGCTGGGCCTGGCCCATTCCGGCGCGGGCAAGGACCAGTCCCGCAAGGTCAACTGCGACATCATCCACGCCGTCGGGCTGGGCGACTGTTTGGGCCTGCATTTCGCCAGCGGTGAGGGCATCCAGGACGCGCTGTTCCAAACGCCGACGATGCTGTTCCAGACCGACGAGATCGACGGCATGCTCCAGTCGATCAACAAGGCCAAGGACGCCCGGCACGAGGCGATCATGGGCACGATGCTGACGATGTACTCGTCGGCCAACAGCGTCTATCCCATGCGGCGCAAGGCGGGCAAGGAGTCGCCCGGCGTGATCGACCAGCCCTGCCTGGTCATCTACGGCACGGCGATCCCGAACCATTACTACCAGGCCCTTAGCGAGCGGATGCTGACCAATGGCTTCTTCGCCCGCATGATCATTCTCGAGGCTGGGCCGCGTGCGCCGGGACAGGAACCGATCATCCGCGACCTGCCGCCGCGCGTGCTGGCGACGGCGAAGTGGTGGGCCGACTACCGACCCGGCACGGGCAACCTGGAGAACTGGCACCCGGTCCCAAACATCATCGAGCACAGCGACGAAGCCAAGCGGCTGTTGATCGAAACGCGGCTGGAGGCCGAGGCCGAGTACAGCAAGGCTGAGGAAGCCTGCGATTCGGTGGGCACCACGGTATGGGGCCGAGTCAGCGAGCAGGTCCGCAAGCTGGCGCTGCTGCACGCGATCAGCGAGAACCATCAGTCGCCGCGTATCAGCCTGGCCGCCGTCGAGTGGGCGTCGCGGTTCGTCATGCACCAGACCCGGCGGATGTTGTTCATGGCCGCGTCACACGTGGCGGACAACCCGTTCCACGCCGAGTGCCTCAAGCTGCTGGATAAGCTGCGCGACGCGCCAAATAGCGAGCTACCGCACAGTGTGCTGCTCAAGCGGATGAAGATGGACGCCAAGACGTTCAGCGTGCTGATCGAGACGCTGGTCCAGCAAGGCGACATCGAAGTGGTCACCGTGCCCAGAGCGGGCTCGGCATATCGCTCTTACCGCCTCACACGATGGGTGAATCGTCAGGGTGAAACCCCGAACGGAGGTGAATCATGAGCGGCTGTTCTGTGGCCATTTCAGCTGATTTGGCATGTCACATTTCTCGCGTTTCACCCACGATTCACCGGGTTGGGGTGAAACGTGAGATCAGCGGAAAAGGCCCATATATAAAGGAAAACAACAACTCTCTCTCCTTCTTTCACCCATTCACCCCCACGCCCTCGCGCGATGCCCGCCCGCGTGTTTTCGCGTGTGTACGTGAGAGGGTGGGTGAAAGGTGAAACGTGAGATTAGGTACTTCCCCACCGGTCACGCAGGAGACCGCAGCGGAACCAGTCGCCAGCATAGACAGAGTTTCTTTTACGTGTCCGGGTTTTTTCACAGGAGATCACAATGCATGTATGCACAAAAAACCCATCCCACGACAGATGTATGGCGGAAGACCGCAAGTCGCCTGGTAGGCCGACTTCGTACCGACTACCGAAACGGGCAGATTCTTCGCGATCCATGGTCGCGAGCAGCCCACTGCATGGTGCAAGGCTGGGGAATCCGTCTCAGTCGCCCACTGACCACAGATCAGCGCCGAGCGATGTCGAAACCGACATGGAGAGCCTTTGCCCGCGTGGCCGTGGGAGTCGCCGGGAAGAACGCGTCGCGGGCGAGACAAGACGACTGGCGACGGTGGGCAGCAAATCGAACGACTGCCGGAAGCCGTTACATCCCCAAGTCGAAGCGACAGCGATAGAGGATGCTGTCCTGCGAGGGCCGGTGTCAGTTGGCAACGTTTTGCTCCTGTTAGAGCGGCAAGACTACCGCTGCGCCCTCACGGGCCGCAGGCTCACCCCCGAAACCAGCGCCATAGACCATATCGTGCCCGTCCGCTGCGGCGGCGAGCACACCATTGAAAATGCCCAAGTCCTCCACAAGGACGTGAACCGAGCCAAGGGCTCGCTGACGAGCGATGAGTTCATTGGCATGTGCCGTGAAGTCGTTCGGTGGACAGACAGAACAACAACGCACATGGAGGTGCAACCATGACGACGAAGACATTTGACGTAGAACTGCGGCCCATCGACAGCATCAAGCTCTACGAGGCCAACCCTCGCATCAACGATGACGCGGTGGACGCCGTGGCGGCGAGCTTGAAGGAGTTTGGCTTCCGCCAGCCCATCGTGATCGACGCCGACGGCGTGATCATCGTCGGGCACACCCGCTGGAAGGCGGCGAAGAAGCTGGGCTTGGCCAAGGTGCCAGTCCACGTCGCCACCGACCTGCCGCCGGAGAAGGTCAAGGCGTATCGCATCGCCGACAACCAGACCGCGACGCTGGCCGAGTGGGACATGGACCTGCTGCCCATCGAGCTGAAGGACCTGCAGCAGGCCGAGTACGACCTGAGCCTGCTGGGCTTTGATGAGGACGAATTGGCCCATCTGCTCGACGGCGACGTGGCCGAAGGCCTGACCGACCCGGACTCGGTGCCAGAACCGCCCGACGACCCGATCACGCAGCGCAGAGACATCTGGGTGCTGGGCGACCACCGCCTGATGTGCGGCGACAGCGGCAGCGCCCGTGACCTGGACCGGTTGCTGGACGGCGCGACCATCGATCTGGTTGCGATGGACCCCCCGTATAATGTCCGCGTGGAACCGCGCAGCAGCACGGCCATCGCTGCCGGGCTCAGTTCACACCCCGACCTGTCCAAGAAGATGCACCACCAGGGCTTCGATGTCGCTCGCGGCGTGACCGATCCGAAGAAGGCCCGCAAGAAGATGCGTGCCAAGGACCGGCCACTGGAGAACGACTTCGTCACCGCCGAGGCGTTTGACGAGATGCTGTTGGCCTGGTTCGGCAACGCCTCGCGCGTGCTCAAGCCGGGCGGCTCGTTCTTCATCTGGGGTGGCTACGCCAACCTCGGCAACTACCCCGCGCCGCTCAAGGCCGCAGGGCTGTACTTCAGCCAGGGCATCGTCTGGGACAAACAGCACCCGGTGCTGACGCGCAAGGATTTCATGGGCGCGTTCGAGATTTGCTTCTACGGATGGAAGGAAGGCGCGGGCCATGAGTTCTACGGGCCGAACAACGCGACCGACCTCTGGCACGTCAAGAAGGTCAACCCCCAGGCGATGGTCCACCTGACCGAGAAGCCCGTCGAGCTGGCGGTGCGCTCGATTCAGTATTCATCGCTGCCGGGCCAGAACGTGCTGGACCTGTTCGGGGGTAGCGGTTCGACGCTGATCGGCTGCGAACAAACCGGGCGGCGGGCGTTCCTGATGGAACTCGACCAGGCCTACTGCGATGTGATTGCGAACCGCTGGATGCAGTTCACTGGAAAGGAGGCCACTCGTGTTGACGTTGAAGGTAATCAAAACATTCACACCGCTCCGTCCCTGGGCTAACGGGCGAGTCGGCGGCAACTCGAAACGCCCCACGTTTGCGGTCTGCCCCGTGTGCGAGTGTGTCTTCGGTCCACTGCCGAACCTGTCCCGGCGATTCTGCTCGATGAAGTGCAAGGCGAAGTCACAGAACACCGACATACAGCGAATTCATCGACCAACGAGGGCAGCGCGAAGGGCACAGTCACTGATTCGCTACCACGTTGACGCAGGGAATATTCAGAGGCCCAAGACGTGCGAGCAATGCGGTGCAACCGGAAGAATCGAGGCCGCGCACTTCAATTACCACGAGCCTCTGCGCGTTCGCTGGCTGTGCTGCTCCTGCCATCGTCGTTGGGATAAACGCCGTCCGAAGCACGGGACAATTCCGACATCCACAATCCCCAAGGTCGGTCCAGTTGAACTCATGACTGAGACAACCCCGACGCAGGCCGGGGCTGTCGAGGAGGTGGCGGTATGATGCGGCGTTCAGGTCTTGCTTGTCAGGGCGAACTTGCCGCGATCGGCTTTGACGAAGCGGCTGGCGTCGCCCTTGGTCTTGATCTCACGCAGGATCGATGCGTAGAGGGTGTTCGCGGGCGTGCGTCCATTGCCGGGCGTCCACAGCCCGCGAGCGACGGCCAGGTCGACGATGTCCTTGCACCGCATCGGGTCGTCGGTGCCCAGCGAAAGCAGGTGTGCCGCTGCGTCCAGCAGGCTCATCGCCTTGGCGTCGTTGGCCTCACGTTGGCCACCCGTCGCGGCACGTTCGCCCGTGTCGCCTCCGGTGGCGGGCTTGGCGTCCTTGGTCGCCTGTTTGGCCTTCGCCGCGACGGGGGCCGCGTCGTCGAGGCACTTTCGCAAGCGTTGGGCGCTCTTGATCCTGATGGTCTTGCCGGTCTTGACCGATGTGCCGACCCAGCCACCGTTGTCATGCTCGCGGTCGATCTTCACCGGCACGAGGTTGTTGGCGACCTTGACGAGGTAGGTCACGCCAGTCTTTACGTCGGACTTCTTCATCGCATGTCTCCTTGCTGGAGGGTGAACGGGAAACGCTCAGCGACATTCGCCGAGCAGGTCTTCGATCTCTTGTGGCTCGTTGTTCGAGAGGAACGCCAGCGTCTCGATCAGCTTCTCGCGGACGTGCCCGAGGTCGCCGGGGTAGCCCCAGTCGGCCGCGTTGGCCTTCGCGTTCGTCTTGTGCTTGTCGAGTTCGAGCTCGATCCAGTCCATCACGCGGGCGATGTCCTGATGGCGTTCGTCGTAGAGTTCACGGGCGGTCTGTTTCGTGGCCATGGCGTGGTCCTTTCGTGGTTAGCGGGCGGCGTTCATCAGCTCGATGAAATCGCCGATCAGCGTGTCGATGTCGTCGATGCCCTGGGCCTTGAGCATCGCCTCGAACTTCTGGCGGCGCTCGCCGTCGGGGATGTGGCTGTCGGCGGTCTGGAAGGCCCGCAGCATCAGGATCATCGTGGTCTTCGCGTTGTCGTGGTTGGTCTTCATGGTTCGTTCCTTTCCGGTTCAGTCCGCGAAGCGTTGAAGCTCGCGGTAGTAGCCATCGATGTCGCCGTTCGTGCCGACCACTCCGTCGAGGGCGTGCTGGAGGTTGCGAGCCTGGTTCCAGAGTTCGCTCTCGTCGGCGTCGGCGGCGATGCGGTGGTCTTTGCCGTCGGGCTGGTACGGCGTGAGGATCGTGACCTCGATCCAGGGGCTGCCCTGGCGGCGGGTGATCGTCGCGTAGCGGCCTTGGCGTCCTTCGATGTCGATTCGCGTGATTCGCATGGCTTATCTCCTTGTGGTGCCTTGGTTTACACACACATTGAGCCATGGAATCGCGACCCCATCAAGGCAATTAACCACCTGTGGCGAAAGAACTTACAGATTTCCCCAAGCTCGCACGGGGGCTAGAGATATGACCACCGAAACGCCGAAAATCACGGCCCTGACGCCTGCCCAGGCGGCCAAAATCCTCGCAGCCGCTGGCAGTCGCCGCATCACCGAGGCGATGGTTCTCGCCGACATCGACGCCGGTGCGCCGACCAACGCTGACGGCACGGTCAACCTGGTGCATTACGCCGCCTGGCTGGTGCGGGAGGTGGCCGGTGGCGATTGACCCGCGCCAACTACGACCGTCGATGCTGACGCGGATGCTGAACTCCACGCCGCTGGGCGAGGTGATCAGCGAGCGGCAGCTGCGCCGTCACCGCAACCGGGCGGGCTACCGCATCGGCGACGAGAAGCACGTCGACCTGCTGCGCTACGCGGCGTGGCTGGCATGGTTGCGCCACAACCCCGAGCCAGAGAAGCAGCCCGTCGACTACGAGGCGATGAAGGAAGCCGCCCGCGCCCGCAACGCGGAGCTGTCGGCCATCGGCCGAGACATCGGCGACATCCCCGAGGTGGTCGATCCGCAACGCAAGGCGAGGGGCGCTACCGACTTTCGGTTCTTCTGTGAGACGTACTTCCCGGAAACGTTCTGCCTCCCGTGGTCGGATGATCATCTGAAGGTCATCGCCAAGATCGAGACGGCCGTGATGAAAGGCGGGCTGTTCGCCATGGCCATGCCGCGCGGCAGCGGCAAGACCACGTTGGCCGAGACGGCCTGCATCTGGGCGATGCTCACCGGCGCGCGGGAGTTCGTCTGTCTGATCGGTTCGGATGCCGGGCACGCCCGTAACATGCTCGAAAGCATCAAGGTCGAGTTCGAGACCAACGAGCACCTGCTGGAGGACTATCCCGAGGCGGTCTACCCGATCCACGCACTGGAGCGCATCCACAACCGCGCCAAGGGCCAACTCTGCAACGGCAAGCACACGCGGATCGTCTGGACGGCCGACGAAATCGTGCTGCCGACCATCCCTGACAGCGCCGCGTCGGGCGCAATCATTCGCGTGGCGGGCATCGAGAGCCGGATTCGCGGCATGAAGTACAAGCGTGCCGATGGTCGTGCGCTGCGTCCGTCGCTGGTGGTGCTCGACGACCCGCAGACCGACGAGTCGGCGCGCAGCGATCAGCAGGTACGGTCCCGGATGGAAACGCTCAACGGCGCGATCCTGAACCTCGCCGGTCCCGGTCAGAAGATCTCCGGCATCATGCCGTGTACCGTGATCCGTCCCGGCGACATGGCGGATCAGATTCTCGACCGCGATAAGCACCCGGCCTGGCAAGGCGAGCGCACGAAGCTGGTCTATTCCTTCCCCGACAACGAGAAGCTCTGGGACAAGTACGCGCAGATTCGCTCGGACAGCTTCCGCAACGACGGCGACGGCCACGAGGCCACCGAGTTCTACCGCACGCATCGCAGCGAAATGGATGCGGGCGCGGTGATCGCCTGGCCGCAGCGCCACAACGAGGATGAACTGTCGGCCATCCAGCACGCGATTAACCTGCGCTTGCAGGATGAACGGGCGTTTTGGGCCGAATACCAGAATGAGCCATTGCCCGAAGATGAAGGCGACGGTGATCAACTCTCCGCCGAGGCCATCGCCGCCAAGACCAACGGCCATCCTCGTGGCTGCGTACCGATCGGGGCCAGCCACCTGACGATGTTCATCGACGTGCAGGGCAAGATGCTCTTTCACGCGGTGGTCGCGTGGGAGGACGACTTCACCGGCTACCTGCTCGATTATGGAACCTATCCCGATCAGCAACGCGGATATTTCACGTTGCGTGAGGCACAGAAGACGCTCGGTCGTGCCGCGCCGGGTGCAGGATTGGAAGGCTCCATCTATTCCGGGCTGGAGAAGCTGACCGACGATTACCTGTCCCGAAGCTGGCGACGTGATGATGGGGCCGAACTGCGGATCGAACGCTGCCTGATCGATGCCAACTGGGGGCAGTCCACCGACGTGGTCTATCAGTTCTGTCGCCAGAGCGCCCACGCCAGCCTGGTCATGCCCAGCCACGGGCGCTACGTTGGCGCGTCGAGCATCCCGTTCAGTGAGTACAAACGGAAACGCGGCGAACGGGTCGGGCATCACTGGCGCATCCCCAACGTGCAGGGACGCCGTCAGGTGCGCCACGTTCTGATCGACACCAACTACTGGAAGAGCTTCATCCACGCCCGGCTGTCGGTGGCCATGGGCGATCCAGGCTGCTTGTCGCTATTCGGCCGCAAGCCCGCCGAGCATCAGCTCATCGCCGAACACGTCACGGCCGAATACCGCGTGCGGACCGAAGCGCGTGGCCGCGTGGTGGATGAGTGGAAACTGCGCGCAGGCAAGCCGGACAATCACTGGTTCGATTGTCTCGTCGGCTGTGCCGTTGCCGCCAGCATTCAAGGCGCGGTCCTACCGGGCACTGAAGCCAAGGCCGCTCCTGCGCGACAACGGCTGCGGCTTTCGGAGATTCAAAGGAGCAGACGGTAAATGGCCCAGGCAACCGACAAAACATCGCTCCAGCAGAAACGCGGCCTCGAATGCCCCAAGTGCGGCTGCGCCCATTTCCGAGTGCTCTATACACGTCGCGCGATGGCCGGTCGATTGCTACGCAGGCGTGAATGTCGTTATTGCGGACGGCGTATCACGACGTATGAGGCCAGCGCAACGACCACTTCATAGCCTCAATCCGCCTGCCAAGTTCTACATGCGGAACAATCTCCACCCCTCGCCACCATCTCACGCCCGTTTTTGTCTCGGCCGGGTAATTGACTAATGCCCACCACATTCAGGTCGGGCACAGGAGTCCATCTTGGCTGAAGACCTCGACAACACGATCCGCGAGAACGCCGCCGGGCCGAAGCGTGCCTCGGGTGACAGCGGCAGCGTCGAACAGCACTCGCTGAGCGACCAGATCGCCGCCGACAAGCACCTGGCCAGCAAGCAGGCCGCGTCCGGCAAGGGCCTGGGCATCCGCAAGGTCAAACTTTCGCCTCCGGGGACTGCATGATGTGGCCATTCGGCAATAAAGCAACCCGTAAGACTCGTTCCTTCGCGCGGATGATCCAAGCGAAGTTCGATGCGGCGGTCACCAATGCCGACAACGTGCGGCACTGGGCGAATGCCGACGGCCTGAGCGCCGACGCGGCGGCTTCGGCCGACGTGCGGCAGACGCTCCGCAACCGCGCCCGCTACGAGGTGGCGAACAACTCTTACGCCAAGGGCATCGTCCTGACGCTGGCTAACGACTGCGTGGGCACCGGCCCGCGTCTGCAACTGCTGAGCGAAGACCCGGAGATCAACCACATCGTCGAGACGGCGTTTGCCGACTGGGCGCGTGAGATTCGCCTGGCCGAGAAGCTCCGAACGATGCGGATGGCCAAGGCGACCGACGGCGAGGCGTTCGCGCTATTGACGGGCAATCCGGTGCTAAGGTCGCCGGTGAAGATCGACGCTCAACTGGTCGAAGCCGACCGGATCACGAATCCGGCCCTTCGGCTGACGGATGACACCGCCGTGGACGGCATCCAGTTCGACCGCCACGGCAACCCACGCCAGTACCTGGTCCTGCGGAAGCACCCCGGCCAGACAAGCTTCCCTTCGACCGTCGATGCGTTCGACCGTGTGCCGCTGGAGGGCATGATTCACTGGTTCCGTCCTGACAGGCCGGGCCAGCATCGCGGCGTACCGGAGATCACCCCCGCGCTTCCGCTATTCGCCCAACTGCGACGCTACACACTGGCAGTTCTAGGCGCTGCCGAGACGGCGGCGGACTTCGCGGCGGTGCTGTTCACTGACGCGCCAGCCAGCGGTGAAGCGGCGGCAGTCGAGCCGATGGACATCGTCGAACTCGAGAAACGCATGGCCACCGTATTGCCTGATGGCTGGAAGCTCGGACAGATCAAGGCCGAGCAGCCGGGTACGACGTACGGTGAGTTCAAACGCGAACTGCTCAACGAGATCGCCCGCTGTTTGAACATGCCGTTCAACGTCGCGGCGGGTAATTCGTCTGGCTACAACTACGCCTCCGGTCGCCTGGACCACCAGACCTACTTCAAATCCATCCGCGTCGAGCAGGCTGACTGCAACAGCGTCGTGCTCGATCCGCTGTTCGCCGCCTGGCTGAGCGAGGCAAAGCTTCTCCGCGACTTCACCTTCCTCCGTGGCATCGACGCGCTGCCGCACCAGTGGTTTTGGGACGGCACCGAACACGTCGACCCGGCTAAGGAAGCCAGCGCCCAGGCCACGCGGCTGGGGAACAACACGACCACGCTGGCGACCGAGTACGCCCGCCAGGGCAAGGACTGGGAAACCGAACTGCGCCAGCGGGCCAAGGAAAAACAACTCATGAAGGAACTGGGGCTCAGCGATGCCGAAACCCAGCCCGAAGAACCGTCGCAAGACGACGAGGAGGACGACACGGATGTCGAAGACCAACGACAAGCAGCCTGAGTTCGTGACGATGCGCGGACCACTGACGGTCGAAGCGGCCGAGAGCGAAAAGGCGCTCCCGCAGTTCCGCATGGTCGCCTACACGGGCGGGCTGATGCGGATCGCCGGGTTCCCGCACCCGGTTGTGGTTGACCTGGCGGGTCTGGACATCCCGTCGCAGAACCTTCCGATCCGCCTGGACCACGAACGCCGCCAAGGCGTCGGCCACACCCATCGAGTCACCGTTGACAACGGCCAACTCGTCGCCGAGGGCCTGATCAGTCGCGACACTTCGTGGGCGCGGGATGTGGCCCGAAGCGGAGTTAACGGCTTCCCCTGGCAGGCATCCATCGGCGCGGCCGTCGTTGAGGCCGAGATGGTGCCCGCCGGACTCAGCGTTAAGGTCAACGGCCAATCGTTCACCGGCCCCGTGCATGTGGTGCGGCAGGCGGTGCTCAAAGAGATCAGTTTCGTCGACAGCGGTGCCGACGCGGGCACCACGGCCCGCATTGCAGCCCAAGACAAGGAGAATCACGCGATGAGCGACAAGGACGTCACCACCATGGAAACCACCGAGCAGACCTCGGAAACCCAGGAGCAGCAGGACACGCAGATCGAAGCGCGGGCGGATGAGGGCACGGACGCCCCGTCCGTCAACGACTCGGTCCAGGCCATGCGCGCCGAAGCGGCCGCAGAGAGCAAGCGGATCGCCGCGATTCGCAACGTCTGCGCCAGCAAGCACCCCGACATCGAGGCCAAGGCCATCGAGGACGGTTGGGACGCCACGCGCACGGAACTGGAGGTGCTTCGCGCCTCGCGGCCCAGCGCGCCCGGCGTGATCAGCGGACGCGCCGACACCAATCCGAAGGTGATCGAAGCGGCCGCGTGTCTGGCGACCAACGCCTTCAGCGACGAGCAACTGGTCAAGGACTACGGCGAGCAGACGCTCGACGCCGCTAGCCGGTTCCGCAACATTGGCGTGGCGGGCGTGATCCGCCTGGCTGCCGCCGCCGAGGGGCACTACATCCCGGCGGTGGGCGCGAGCCCGACGGAGATTCTCGAGGCTGCCGCCAGCACGATGAGCCTGCCGGGGATCATGTCCAACATCGCCAACAAGAGCCTGCTGGCGGGCTTCGACTTCGTCGAGAACGCCTGGCGTCGGATCGCCAAGATCGGCTCGGTGCGAGACTTCAAGACCGTCACCCGCTACCGCTTCACCGCCGACATGGGCTTCGAGCCCATCGCCTACGGAGGGGAGTTCAAGCACGGCGAGGTCGGCGAGGAATCGTACACCAACAAGGCCGACACCTACGGGAAGATGTTCGGCATCTACCGCGAGGACATCATCAACGACGACCTCGACGCCCTGAAGGAACTCCCGTTCCGCATCGGCGAGGGCGCGGCGCTGACGATCAACAAGGTCTTCTGGACGCTGTGGCTGAGCAACCCCAACAGCTTCTTCTCCAGCGGCCACAAGAACTACAAGACC